AGGCGTTTGGAGAACTGTGATGAAACTCATACATTATGGAACAGGTGGAGAAGTTCAGATAAACGACAACAAGTATCGTTTTGAGGATTTCTTAAAGGTTGAGCCACGGTACTCTGCCCCACACGGATTCCATACTCGGGTGTACGAGCGCGGGGTCAAGCACTACATCACGGACGGGCATAATCTGCTGTACTTGCCGTCCACCGATGCGGAATGTGACCGTATCTGCAACCGTGAGGGGGAACTGGCTCGTCTTGTTGCTAGACTAGAATCCGAACGGGAGTAGCCCCGCCGTCTTCTAAATAAAGGTAAAGGAGAACGGAATGGCGCATCCCCGCACACGACAAGAACTAAAAGATTACTGCCTGCGCTCACTGGGCGCACCTGTAATTGAAATCAATGTGGACGACCAGCAGGTGGAAGACCGCATTGACGAGGCTTTGCGCTATTTCATTGACTGGAATTCCTTTGCAAGCGAGAAGCGGTACTACAAGTATCAGGTTACCGCACAGGACAAGACCAACGGATACATCAATACCGATTCTATTGCTGCGGACGGCGAAAAAATCATCTCCATCAGCCGTGTGTTTCAGGTGGGCTTTAATCTACAGTTGAACAATGTGTTCAATGTGCGCTATCAGATGGCACTGAACGACTTTTACGGTCTGCGTACAGGACAGATGAACCTGAACTTCTTCGTGTCCACCATGCAGTACATTGAGATGTTGCAGCAACTGCTTGATCCCGAGAAGCAGACGCAGTTCAGCCGCTACGCCAACAAACTCACCATCCACATGAACTGGCAGGATTTTGTCACGGGGCAGTTCCTGCTCATTGAAGCGTACACATCGCTTGATCCCGACACATACAGTGAAATTTATGATGACCCGATGCTAAAAAAGTACGCAACGGCACTAATCAAAAGGCAGTGGGGTGCTAACCTCTCCAAGTTTGAGGGCATCCCGCTGCCAGGAAACATTACATTCAATGGGCAGCGCATCTATCAGGAAGCCTTGGAAGAAATCACCAAGATTGAAGAAGATGTGCTGCTCAAATATCAGGAACCGCCTGACTTCATTACAGGATAAGCATGACAGTAAACCCGTATTTTCGCAGGAACAAAAAGGGTGAGCAGACCCTGATTGAATCGCTCACGACCGAGGCTATAAAAATCCACGGTCACGAGATGATCTATTTGCCACGCGAGAAGGTCACGGAAGATACTATTCTTGGTGAAGAGATTTCTCAGTTCGTGGATTCGAGCCGCATCGAAATGTATTTGGAAAATGCCGAAGGCTATGAGGGCGATTCTGAAATGAGCCGCTTTGGTTTGGATGTCAAAGACTCAGCCACATTCATTGTGTCCCGCAAGCGGTTCATGGATGTCATGGGCTACCATGATGACATTCGCAGGCTTGGTCGTCCACGCGAAGGCGACATCATCTTCTTCGACTATCCGTATTCCATGTTTGAAATTAAGTTTGTGAAGCACGACAACCCGTTCTATCCAGGCGGCGACCGCTATTCGTTCAAGTTGAGTTGCGAAGTGTTCAAGTACAACCACGAAAAGATGAACACGGGCGAGACAGAGATGGACAAGATTATGAACACTACCTCTTCGTATTTGGTAGGACTCACCCTTGGTAGCGGCAGCGGTGTGTACACGCTTGGCGAAGAGGTGTATACAGGAACGCTTTCACTCAAGAAGGCTTATGGAAATGTGAACACCTACACCAGCCCAGTGCTTGGCTCCAAGAGCGTGCTTGTGAATCTCCGCGAGGGCGTGTTCCAAGTGGGCGATGTCTTGACGGGTACTCTAACAGGAGTTACTTATCCCATCACGGGCGTGTACGACACAACCATTCGCGCAGGACACCAAGATCAACAGGACAACGAGCAGTTGGATCTAGAGCAGAAGCGGGACAACATCTTTGATTTCACTGATGCTGATCCGTTCTCGGAGGGTAACTACTAATGTTTACCCGATTCTACAACGGCTCCATTCGGCGCATGGTGGTGGCTTTTGGTTCGCTGTTCAACCAAATCTACATTGACCGTGCAGAGAGTGGCGGCACGAAGACCCTGCTTGTTCCTATTTCGTATGCTCCAAAAGAGAAGTATAAAGTGCGGCTTGCGGGTGATCCATACCTGAACAATCCCAATCAGATTACCCTTCCGCGCATAGCGTTTGAAATTACTGGATACGCTTATGACTCAAATCGCAAGCGCAACAGCGTGACTCGTCACATGATTCTTCCGACCACAGGGAATCCAAGCGGTGTGGACTACACCCACGCAGAGGTTCCATACAACATTGACTTTGGACTATATGTGTATGTGCGAAACATGGACGATGGATTGCGTATCATTGAGCAAATTCTGCCGTTCTTTACTCCTGAATTCGTGGTCACTGTGAACTTTGACGACATCAACAAAAAGGTTGATGTTCCCATCTATCTTAATTCGGTTTCCACCGAAGAAGATTATGAAGGTGATTTTGAGAGCCGTCGCAGCATTGTGTTCACCCTGAACTTCACGATGAAGACCTATCTGTTTGGTCCATCCAAGAACTACAAAGAGATTCGTGTGGTGCAGGCAGGGTTGTGGAATTACGATGTGTTTGGTGATTCGTTTGTGGGTGGCATTACCTACAATCCAGGAAACACTACAGACAAACCCAGTTATGTTCTTGTCATTGACGGCATCACTGGTCCAAGTGGGGCGAGTTCCAATGCAAACAACTACACCCCATACGCGAAAGTGTATCAGCCGCAGTCAGGTGGAGGCTCTACATACTCGGCAAGAATGGCATCGGGTGGAATAACTGTGGACTGGAATATTTAAGGAGTAGACCATGAGTGGGTTTGATAGCATTGAAAAGGCTCTGGGAGCAGAGCCTGTGAAACCACCTGTTGTGATTCCTCCCCATGCAGTTCTTGCCAAGGTTGATCCTGTTCCTCTCACAGACGAGAAACTAGAAAAGGATCTCAAAACCGACTACGATGTGGTGCGCGAGAACCTGAAAGAACTCGTGAACATGGGTAAGAACGCGCTAGACGGCGTGATTGCGGTAGCCCAAGAAGGCGACTCGCCACGGGCTTATGAAGTTGTAGCCCAAATGATCAAGACGCTTTCTGAAACCAATCGGGAACTCATGGATCTGCACAACCGCGTGAAGACCATCCGCAAGGTGGATCAGAGCGTGACGAACAACAGCACCACCAATCAGTCCATCTATGTGGGTTCCACGAAAGAACTTCAGGACATTATCAATTCGGCGCGTTCTTCCACCAAGGCGTTTGACAACCGCCCTGATGTGCGCGATATCATAGCGGAGGACAAGACGAGTGAGTAACAAGAGCAACAAATATCTTGGAAACTCCAACCTGAAGGCAGCGGGTGTGAATGTCAACTTCTCACCCGAGCAGATTGAAGAGTATGTGAAATGCTCTCAAGACCCCATGTACTTCATCCGAAATTATGTGAAGATCGTGTCACTGGACAAGGGCTTGGTTCCGTTTGAGCCGTATGACTTCCAAGAGGACATGATTGAAGCCATTCACAAGAATCGCTTCGTGATTGGTAAACTGCCCCGTCAGACAGGCAAGTCCACCACAATCATTTCGTATCTACTACACTATGTGCTGTTCAACCAAAGCATGAGCGTGGCTATCCTAGCCAACAAACTGAATACCGCCCGCGAACTGCTGGGTCGCCTTAAACTAGCCTATGAGTACCTGCCCATGTGGTTGCAGCAGGGCGTGGTGGAGTGGAACAAGGGATCAATCGTACTGGAGAACGGCTCCAAGATTCTTGCGTCAGCCACCTCTTCGTCTGCGGTGCGTGGCGGATCGTTCAACTACATCTTTCTTGACGAGTTTGCGTATGTGCCACAGAATGTGGCAGAAGAGTTTTTCTCGTCCGTGTATCCAACCATTACTAGCGGTCAAAGCACCAAGGTCACAATCATCTCCACGCCCAAGGGCTTGAATATGTTCTACCGCTTCTGGGTGAACGCCAACAAGAAGCCTGGTGAAGAAGGCAAGAACGAGTACTATCCCGTGGAAGTCCACTGGAGCGATGTGCCTGGTCGTGACGAAGCGTGGAAAAAGCAGACCATTTCCAATACTTCAGCAGAGCAGTTCCGCACCGAGTTTGAGTGTCAATTTCTTGGCTCCATGCACACACTGGTGCATCCTGAAAAAATCAAGTGCATGGTGTACCGCACTCCTGAATATTTCAACAACGAGGGGCTGCGCGTGTACCAACGCCCCCTGCCCGACCACAAGTATGTCACGGTGGTGGACACTGCGCGGGGACAGGGACTCGACTACCACGCCTACTCCGTGATTGATGTCACGGCTATTCCGTATCGGGTGGTGGCTACTTTCCGCAACAACGAAATGCCGCCCATGTTGTACCCCAATGCCATCTATCCTATTCTGCGGCAGTACAACAATGCGTACTGCTTGGTGGAGGTGAACGACATTGGCGGTCAGGTCGCGGACATCCTGCATGATGATCTGGAATACGACAATGTGATCTATGTGTCCATGCAGGGGCGCAAGGGTCAGGTGGTGAATGGTGGCTTCGGCGGCAAGGGGTCTTCCATGAAGGGTGTCAAGACCTCCACGGCTGTAAAGCGCATCGGCTGCTCCATTCTGAAGAATCTGGTTGAAGACACCAAACTTATTGTGGAAGACTTCAACACGGTGGACGAGTTCTGCTCGTTTGTTGCGAAGGGCGACTCGTTTGAAGCGGAAGACAACCACCACGATGACTTGGTGATGACGCTCGTACTGTTTGGTTGGTTGACCACCCAAGCCTATTTCAAGCAAATTACAGGCAGTGATATCCGTAAAGACCTGTACGAAGATCAAATGAAAAATTTGGAAGAAGAAATGACCCCTTTTGGCTTTGTGGATGATGGTGTTGTGGACAATATCGTGGTGGACGGAAACGGCACAACATGGAAGGGCGGAAAAGATGAAAACATAGATATGGGGTGGAGTTTCTGATACACAAAACCGTATGTGAATCCTTCAAAATAATACATACACTAGAAGCGCAGTCACCCAAAGCAATGACTTCTTCACGAAGGAGAACCGAAAATGGCATTTAGAGTAAGCCCTGGCGTAAGCATCAAAGAAATCGACCTGACCACCGTTGTCCCCGCAGTTGCAACCACCCCTGGTGGTTTTGCTGGCTACTTTCACTGGGGACCAGTGGATCAGATCGTCACGGTTACACAGCAGACGGAACTTGCCAACATCTTTGGCAAGCCATCCAACACCAACTATGTGGACTTCTTCACAGCAGGCAACTTCCTGAACTACGGAAACCGTTGTCAGGTGGTTCGCGTTGTGGGAAGCAGTGCAAAGAATGCATCGGTTACAGGTACTGGTGGCTTCCAGGCTGCACTCACAATCAATAACGATGTGGCTTTTGGTGCTAGCGCAGGTCTTTCTGCGTCTACTCCAGCAGCAAACGGAATTCTTTTTGCATCAAAGTATCCTGGAATTCTTGGTAACTCCATCAAGGTTGTTACTACCAATGGAACGGGACTCACGGGTGCATCTCTTGCATATGCTGCTGCTCAGGGTGCGACATATTTGGATATGTACACCAGTGGTCAGTCGCAGGTTCGCTATTTCGCAGTAAACGACGATATTATCTTTTCTGACGGCACAGTTGTTTCCGTTAGCGGTATTCAAAGCGGAACGACTGCTAGTGCCACTCTCACGGGAAGAACAGCATCATACAATGATTTCATTGGTGGTGTAACAAGCGGCATCAGTGCAAGCGGTGCGTGTGGTTCTGGTCAACCCTTTGTTCGTCTGTTGATCAACGGTCTTCTTCCCAAGGCACAAGCAATTGGAAACACATTCAACATCAAGAGTGCATACGCCAAGTACATTGGTTCTAACGCAACAACCACTCCGTATGCTTTCGATGCGGGTGGAACCGCCGATCTTGTAAACATTCTTGTGCTTGACAAGGATGGTCAGTGGACAGGAACGGTGAACGGTCTTCTTGAGAAGTACGAAGGCTTGTCACGCGCTACCGATGCTCGTACTTATGACGGCGCATCGAATTATTACCGCACAGTTATCAACGACAAGTCCAAGTATGTTTGGGCATTGCAGGCTGATCTCGGAGGAAACAATGGTGGAGCAGGATATTCTGCAACAACTACGAGTTGGACTGCCATCAATTCAGGAACTCTTGTTGGCGATAAAATAAACTCGCTTGGTCTGACGGGTGCTGCTGATTCTGTCCCAACGGATTCGGATCGTTGGTCTACAGGATGGAGCAAGTTTGCTGATGCTGATACGGTTGATGTTTCTCTTCTGCCAGTGGGCAACGCTTCCGCTACTCTTGCACAGTTGATCGTGCAGAATGTGTGTGAAAAGCGTCTTGACTGCATGGCGTTTATCTCTCCCGCGCAGACGGATGTAGAAAACAAACTGCCGTATGAAGCCCTGAACAACATCAAGGCTTTCCGCGACAGCACTTTCAACATCAATTCGTCTTACGCAGTTATCGACAGCGGTTGGAAGTACCAACTTGATACCTACAACAACCTGCTTCGTCTGCTCCCACTGAATCCAGACACCGCAGGACTCGTTGCTCGTACCGAGTTTACCAACGAGGCTTGGTTCTCACCCGCAGGCTTTAACCGTGGTCAGATCAAGAATGTGGTCAAGTTGGCGTACAATGCTTCGCAGGAAGCGCATCGTGATGAGTTGTATACTCGTCAAGTGAATCCTGTGGTTTCGTTCCCTGGACAGGGCGTAATCCTGTTCGGAGACAAGACCATGCAGACTCGTCCATCTGCATTCGACCGCATCAATGTTCGCCGTCTGTTCATCGTTCTTGAGAAGGCAATTGCCACGGCTTCCAAGTTCTTCTT